GCCGAATCAGTCAACTTACACCATTGGATCGGGCGGCGACTGTGACATCGTCCGCCCGGTCTTTATCAGCGACCTGAACTTTATCGATACGTCCCAAGACCCCGATTTGGAGATGGGGTTGTCGCCACTGACAACGGATGCGTGGTCGCGCATCCCGCAGAAGGGATTGACCAGCACGTATCCCACGAGTTTCTACTACAACGCGACCTATCCGCTGGCCGAGGTGACGTTCTGGATGATCCCGACGTCCTCGACGCTGTTGGGCGTAATTTACACCCCCACGGCGGTCACCGAACTCGGCCTGAACGATGTGATTAGCCTCCCGCCGGGGTATCGGCGGTTTTTGCGCGACAATCTGGCGGTTGAACTGGCCCCCGAGTTTGATTTGCAGCCGTCGCAGACGCTGGTGATGTCGGCAATGGAGTCGAAGGCTAACATCAAACGCGCCAACATTCGCCCCTATGACTTGTATGTTGACCCCGCGCTGCGTCCACGGCAGGGCCGTTACAACATCTTCTCGGATACCCCGTAATGGCTCAGTATCCGCTGTTCGTAAACGCATCGTATCAGTCGCAGTCGCCCATTGCCGATCAGGAAGCGCTGATTAATTGGTATGTGGAGCAGATGGAATCGCCGGGGGCCACGGTCAGAACGGCCCTGTATCCGACGCCGGGGGTCGAGGCGTTCGCCACGGTGACCCAGCAGGGTGGACGGGCCATGTTTGCTCAGGCGGGGCGGTGTTTTGCAGTTGTGGGGCAGAAGTTTTATGAAGTGTTTAGCGACGGCACCACGACAATTCGCGGGACGGTCGTTGACGACCTCCTCCCCGCCACTATCAGCAGCAACGGCGATGGGGGATTGGAACTCTTCATCACCGCTGGTGGGTTGGGATACACCTACGACCTGCAAACCGATACCCTGACGCAGACCGTGGGGGCAGGGGGCACGAACCTGACCAGCACCGTCGCCTCGTTCGGTGGCTCGCTGTATGGCTACTTCGTGGTGTTTGATGCCACCGACAGCCGGTTCTACATCTCAGATTTGCTTGATGGCACGACATGGGATCCCACGCAGTTTGCCGAACGCACCATCGGGCAAGACCCGTGGGTGTCCATGTATGTGTCGTCCTACGGGCAGATTTGGCTGTTCGGAGGACAAACCACAGAAGTCTGGTTCAACAACGGCACCTCGCCCTTCCCGTTTGCGCCTGACCCCTCGGGACTCCTGCCGTATGGCTGCGCGGCCCCGTATTCGGTGCGCGAGGCGGGTGACCAGATTGTGTGGCTGGCGACAACCTCCAACGGCGGGTATCAGGTTATGGCGGCGAAGGGGTTTAGCCCGCAGCGCATCTCGACGTATGCGCTGGAAAACACCATCGGCAGCTATGCCACGGTCGATGACGCCTACGGCGAGACCTACAACGACCTTGGTCACATGTTCTACCTGCTGACGTTCCCGACCGAGCAGCAAACGTGGTGCTATGACTTCCGCACGGGGCTGTGGCACGAACGCGGGACATGGCTGGCCGAGGACAACGCGTACGACGCGTGGCGACCCCAGTGGCATTGTTTTGCGTTTAACAAGCACCTCATAGTGGATCGGGAAACTGGCACGATTTACCACATGAGCAAGGACTTTGCCTTGGATGTGGGCGGTCGCCCCATTCGGCGGCTGCGGCGTGCGCCAGCTATTTTTCTGGAACACAGCAAACTCAAGGTGTCCAAACTGGAAGTGTTTCTGGAGTCGGGGCTGGGCACGGCCACCGGGCAGGGGGAGAATCCGACCCTGATGCTTCGGGCGTCTCCGGATGGCGGCAAGACATGGGGCGTCGAGCGGACAGCGACCGCTGGGGCGATGGGCAATTATCGGACCCGGTGTCTGTTTTGGCGACTGGGGCAGGTGAGAAATCGGGTGTTTGAGATTAGTGTCTCTGACCCCATCCCGTGGCGCATTTTGGATGCGTTTCTGGATGTGGCGCAGGAATCGGCATGATCCCGTCGTTCCCGTTTCGTGAGCGGCTGATTGGGTTGGATGCGTTTGCCCAAGGCATTGTGACCCAGCCGTGGCAGGTCTGGTTGCGTGGGGTCACCGAAGCCATCAATGCCACACCGCGGGTGCAATCGAGCGTGACAGGCACCCCGACGGGTGCTAGCATAGGCACCACCACACTGCTGGCCGATACGGGCAGTGCGGGAGTGTTTCGCGTGTCGTGGTTTCTGAGAATCACGCAAGCGGCCACCACGTCGTCCAGTGTCGCTGTAACTGTAGGGTTCACCGATGGGGTGGCGCTTACGATCAGCGGCAGTGCCGTCACCGGCAACACCACCACCACCATCCAGCAACAGACGGTTCTCGTCCGGTGTGACGCGAACTCAGTCCTGACCTACAGCACGACCTATAGCAGTGTCGGGGCGACGGCGATGCAGTATGCGTTGAGTGTGACTGTGGAGCGCGTTAATGGCTGAACGCGAGATTGACCCAACCGATCCCGGAACGGGCGCAGGCGGCGGCGTTCCGGCATGGATTTACAACCCGAATGCAATGCCGCCCCCGGCAGACACGGGCTACCAGTGGCGGTGGTTCACGGGCGACAACAATCCCCGGTGGATTTATGTGCCGACGACATGGACGCCGCCGCGTTCAGCCACCGCTGCGCCCGGTGACCCGAACGCCACGCCGCCCCCATCGGGGCCGATGACCCGCGCGCAGCGCGATGCGTTGACACGCGGCACGCTGGGCAATCTGGAGGGGTTCATGGCGCGGTCGTCGTATGGCAGCGACCTGAAGGCCCGGAACTCGGTCAAGAACACGTTTGCCACGATTGCCAGCCGGTATGCCTCCAAGCCGTCCAGCCTTGACCAGATTCTGGCAGACGCGGACTTCAAACGCCTGTTTCCCAACGCCAAGAAGGTCGGGTTCGACAAGATCGATTTTGGCGGCGTCAAGAGCGACTTTGAAAGCGGCACACCTGTAGGGATCGTGGATGTGCTGACGGCGGCAGACCCGAACACCGACACCGCGCGAGGCTGGTGGTGGGGCCATGACGCTGGGGGCACGGGGCCGACGACGTATCGCCCCGATACCAGTGGCTCGGGCGCGCAGGGCGCGACGGGTGGTTCGCTGCCCCCCTATGACAGCAGGCGCTTTGGCACGGAGGCTCTGACGAAGACGCCCGAGGAGCGCGGGTGGTTCACGCTAGCCGAGTTGGGGTTCACGGGCGACCGCGCCAACGAGACGCCCGAGGACATTTACAAGCGCAACCGCGACGCATCGGCCACCGACAACACCGCGCAGTATTGGGACATGGCTCCGGTCACGGTGCCGAAATACGAAGAGAACTACATCGACCAACGCGCAAGGGAGCGCAATCGGAAATACACTGGTCGCCTCATTACGCTGGCGTCGTTGTTTGCCGGATTGCCCGGAGGTGGCACAGCGGCGGCGGCTCCACGGTCATCATTGGGCAATTGGGCGCGGAATATTCGGTTTTAACACACAAGGAACACGCATATGAATCTTGGCGAACTCTTCAAAACCATCGCGCCGTTTGTGCCGCTGGGCACCACCTACATGGGAGGCCGTCAGGCGCAGTCTGCTGCTCGCATTGGCGCGTCACAGGCGCAGCAGGCGGCAGAGCAGGCGTATCGCCAGCAGATGGCGATTTTGGCTGAGCAGCGGATGCAGGCCGACGCGCAGATGAAGCAGTTGCAGGCGCAGTTTGAAGCGGAGCAGGCCAACATTGCGGCGCAGATGGAACAGCAGCGCATGACCGCCGAGCAGCAGCGCATGATCAACGAAGCCAATCTCGGCATGTCGCGGGAACGTTTGGCGATGGACAAAATGGCAATGGATGAAGCCCGTGCCGAGCGTGAACTGAGGCGGCAGCAGTCGGCCCCCTTCCGCGAAGCTACGTTGGCGTATCTGGCCCAGCCAATACAGCCGTTCCGTCCATCGATTGGCCTGTATAAGAGGTAGCCATGACTGTTGAAAGTTTGCAGCGGTGGGTGCAGCAACGCTACGGGCGTCGCCTCAACGATAGTGAACTGAATAAGTTGGCCGAAGCCGTGGGCTATACGGGTGGCCCCATTTCAGAAGAGGTGTTTACCAACGCGCAAGACCTTGTAGATGAGGCGGCGGCAGACGTAGGGATTTTGCCAATCGAGCAACCCGGCGAACTTGTGCCAGACGGCCCCGGGACGCCGCGCACGGGCGGCAAGACGCCCGTGGAAACAGAGACGTTTGATATCAACGCGGCCCGTGAGGCCATGATCAACGAGGTGCGTAAAGCCTACGGCGGTTACAACCTAAATAACGACCAGTTGCAGCGCATTTGGGAATCCGTCAGCGCCAATGGCGTCACCAGCGTCGATCAGGTCGTGAAGGCGGCGATGCAGTGGTTGTTGGTTCCTGCCAATCGGGACAGCATTCTTGCGTTGGCTACTGGTGGCACCGGTGGCACTTCGGGAACCACGGGCGGAGGCACGGGCGGCGGCACGGGTGGTGGCACGGGTGGTGGCACGGGTGGTGGCACGGGTGGTGGCACGGGTGGTGGCACGGGCGGAGGCGCACAGCCAATCACGAATCTGGACGTGGACACCACCAACATGCTGAAGGAGTGGTGGAAAAAGACGTTCCTGACCGACCCCACCGATGCCCAGCTATTGGAAGTCGCACGGCGGGTGAA